TCAAAGTACATTTCTGCTGCTCTTTTGAGCGCAAACACGCTTGACAAAGGACTCATTGAGATTCTTCCAAACGTAAACTACCGCACCACCCTTCAGAAGGTGAACACAAACGACATCGTAAAAGATGCCACTTGTGATTTTGATGCAACTTCTACCTTGACTTTGACCGACCGCGTTCTTGAGGTTGAGCCATTCCAAGTGAACTTGCAGCTTTGCAAGAAGGACTACTACGATTCTTGGATTGGTGGTCAAATGGGTTTCTCTGCCTACGATAGCATCCCTGCTTCTTTTGCTGACTTTCTTATCGCTCACGTTGCTGCAAAGACTTCACAGAAGATTGAGCAGAACATTTGGAACGGAACTGCTGCAAGCGCAGGTGAGTTCAGCGGATTCCTTTCTTTGATGACTGCTGATTCTGACGTTATTGACGTAACCGCCACAACCGTGACTGCTGCTAACGTAATCACCGAGCTTGGTAAAGTTGCTGATGCTATCCCTTCTGCCCTTTACGGAAAAGAAGACCTGCAAATCTTTGTCCCACAAAACGTAGCGAAGGCTTATGTACGCGCTCTTGGTGGGTTCGGAACTTCAGGTCTTGGAGCAAATGGTGTTGACAACAAAGGCACAATGTGGTATGGTCAAGGAGATTTGTTCTTTGACGGCATCAAGGTTGTTATGTGTAACGGCTTACCTTCTAACAAGATGGTCGCTGCTCAAGCAAGCAATATGTTCTTTGGAACAGGTCTTTTGAACGAGCGCAACGAAGTTCGCGTTCTTGATATGGCTGATCTTGATGGTTCAGACAACATCCGTGTAATCCTACGCTTCTTCGCAGGAGTTCAGTACGGAATCGGAGCTGACGTAGTCCTTTACTCTTAATCCGAGTTAATGTAAATCAAGAGGGGGCTTGGGCTATGTCCTCGCCCTCTTTTTTAATTCTAATAAAACAAAGAAACAATGGCTTGTGATTTAACAAAAGGCAGGGCGGTACCCTGTAAAGACGTAGTAGGTGGCATTTATGCCGTGTACTTTGTAGACTTTGGTGACTTGGGTACGGTTACCCTCACCAACGATGAGATTACCAACATTAGTGGTACTTTCTCTGCTTACCAATATCTTGTAAAAGGCAATAGCTCTTTTGAGCAAACCTTTAACTCAAGCCGTGAGAATGGTACTACCTTCTTCACGCAGACTTTGAATTTGACGTTGACCAAACTCACAAAGGAGGACAACAAAGAATTAAAGCTGCTTGCTTATGGTCGGCCTTATGTTGTGGTACAAGACTACAACGGCAACGCCTTTATGATGGGTCTGAACTACGGAGCCGAAGTAACAGGTGGAACGATTGTAACGGGTGCCGCAATGGGAGACCTATCGGGCTACACTTTGACAATGGAGGGACAAGAGCAACTTCCTGCCAACTTCATCGCAGGTGCTACCGTTGCCAATCCTTTCGCAGGACTTGCAGGTGCAGTTGAAACGATTGTAGTGGGCTCTAACTCGTAAATGAATTAGGGGGGCGAAAGCCCCCTTATATTTACACAATGAGTACACTCAACAATATATTCGCCAAGTTGTCGGCTCAAGAGCCGATGAAGGTAGAGTTTTCTTTGGTTAGCGAACTTATCACACGAGTTCAAGAATCAAAAGAAAAAGTAAAATCTTTGCGTGATGCAGAGGTAAAATTGCTAAACATCTTTGATGAGGCTTCACGGTTGGCTAAAGTTTTAGATACCGAATATGCGGTTGCAAATTCCTTAACCAAAGTAATTACTAATGCTATTGACCGAACCGAAATATCAGCAAAAGAGTTGGGACTTGATGTAAATTCAATCAAAGAGATTAAAGACATTAAGTCTGCCGAACAAGATTTGCTTACTGCTCTAATGAAAGCAGAGAGCACAATTAAAGCTTATCAATCATTACGATGAAACAGATTTTTTCTAAAATCGCCAAGATTGGTGAGGAGATACGCACAATAAAGGTTGAGTTTGCAACTGTTGATGATTTAGAAACCGCAGTTAAGGAGGTTATCTCTTTAAGCTCTGACTTTGATGTAATCAACAAGGAGGTTCGTGACTTTAAGTCCGATGCCGCAGGTTTTGTAGGTCGCTACAACCGAATTGCAGACAGAGGGGCGCAGACCCTTAAAGGTATGCAAGCTACCCTTTCTCGCATCACTCAAGCGCAGCGTGAGTTAACGCAGCAGTCAAAGGAGTTAGGAATTAACGTAAAGCAAATTCCTGCGTACAATAAGTCGCAGCAGCAGGCAGGCATTCTTGAACTAAAGATTTCATACTTGAAAAGCGAACTTGCACAAGAGCTAAAGGCAGCGATGCCAAACTTGTAGTGTAAGAACACAATAGAATAGTTAAGGGGGCGTAAGCCCCTTTTCTATTTTCAAACAAATCCAAAGTAAAAGGTTATTTATTTAAGATGCATATCCTTCAAGTATCAGCCTCACCACAAGCAATAGTAATCATACCTCGCACATTCCCTGCGAGCGTTACGATTGCGCTGATTGATGAATCAACAAACACCACCGCAACACCTGCGGTTACGGCTGCCTCTGCTAATGGTTTTATGACCCTTACAGGCACGTTTAGCCTTGTGAACAATAGATTCTATGGCTTAAAGGTATTCGCATCGGGAAATCTAATATATCGGGATAGGGTATTCGTAACTTCGCAAACGGATTACGATAAATTTACGGTGAACCAAAACGTCTACACCGAAGAAACAAGCTATGACAATGAGTACATCATCATCTAAAGTCCACGTTGTGAACTTCAGTTCCTACACCACACCTGTTGTTAAAGAGGTGCAGGGTAAGGACTATGTAGAATACGGAGACAACAACGACTACTTCGGCTATCTGATTGACAGGTACAACGGCTCACCCACGAACAACGCCATCCTCAACTCCTTGATGGATATGACCTTTGGTAAGGGCTTGGATGCAACCGACTCTGCCAAGAAGCCGAGCGAGTACGCAGCGATGCGTGGCCTGTTCACGAAAGCCTGCTTGCAGAAGGTGGTTGCTGACTATGTGATGATGGGTCAATGCAGTATGCAGGTCGTGTACTCCCAAGACCACAACACCATCGTAGAGGTGCAGCACATCCCCGTAGAGACGTTACGAGCCGCAAGGTGCAACGAAGATGGAGAGATTGAGGCGTACTACTACGCAAAGGATTGGGAAGATGTAAAAGGCAGGAGAGAGACACCCGTGCGCATCCCTGCATTTGGCAAGAGCCGTGAGGGTTTGGAGATACTTTACATCAAGCCCTACCGAGCAGGATTCTACTACTACTCACCCGTTGACTATCAAGGTGGCCTGCCATACGCAGAGCTTGAGGAGGAGATTGCAAACTACCACATCAACAACATTCAGAACGGCCTTGCGCCTTCAATGCTTATTAACTTCAACAACGGAGTCCCAAGTGAGGAGGAGCGCAGGAGCATAGAGCAGCAGATAGCCACGAAGTTTAGCGGAAGTTCAAACTCGGGCAAGTTTATTCTTGCGTTTAACGATAACAAAGACCTTGCAGCAACGGTTGACCCCGTTCAGTTATCGGATGCCGCAGAGCAGTACCAATTCTTGAGTGCTGAAGCCACGCAGAAGATAATGGTCTCGCATCGTATCGTAAGCCCTATGCTTTTGGGCATCAAGGACAATTCGGGATTAGGCAATAACGCTGATGAGCTGAAGACCGCTTCCACGCTTTTGGATAACCTTGTTATTCGACCCAAGCAGGAGATTATCATTGACGGCATAGATATGATTCTTGCGTACAACGACATCAGCCTAAACCTATACTTTAAGACCCTTCAGCCTTTGGAGTTTACTGAAGACGTAGTTACGCCTATGGATATGGAGACTCGTGAGGAGGAGACAGGCGTGAAACTTGCCAAGCAAGACAATCGCCCCTTCCTGCGTGATGAGCTTGCAGCAGAGTTGCTAATGAACATTGAAAGTCTTGGCGAAAGCGAGGAGGAGCTGATGCAGGACTTTGACCTAATCACGGCTGACATCGTTGAGGATGAAGGAGCAGAATACGATGTAGAGGCATACCTTAACTCACGCACCGACCTTGCAGCGCAACAGGAGAGCGAGCAAGACACGGAGCGTTACAAGGTTCGCTACTTCTACGCAGTAGGAACTAAAAAAGACCCAAAGGGTGAAAGCCGTTTGCTATGCCGCACGTTGATAGGTGCTAAAAGGGTTTACCGCAAGGAGGATGTAGAGGCATTGAGTTCAAAGGGTGGAGCAGAAGCACAGGGTGAAAGGTATAGCGTGTGGCTTTACAAAGGCGGTGCTAACTGCCACCATCGTTGGGAGCGTAGAATCTACCGCAAGAAGCTAACTAAAGAGGGCAAGATTTACGGGGGAGGCTCTTTGAACGGCACGGATATTATCAACGTGAACCAAGCCATTCGTATGGGATTCCGACCTGAGAAGAATGACCCGATGGTTGCTATCGCCCCTATTGAAACACCAACAAAAGGATATAAAAATTAAGATATGGCAACGGCATTATGGATTAAACGAGAGGACTTGGTTCGCAACACCGCGATTGGCGGTAACGTGGACACGGACAAGTTTATTCAGTTCATCAAGATAGCACAGGAGATACACATCCAAAACTATACAGGCACGAAGTTGTATGATAAAATCAGCAACGACATCATCGCCAATACTCTTGCTAATCCTTACTTGGCGTTGGTCAACGACTACCTTCAGCCGATGTTGATTCACTACGCGATGGTGGAGTACTTGCCTTTTGCTGCTTATACCATCGGCAATGGTGGGGTGTTCAAGCACAACTCCGAGAATAGCACAACGGCAGAAAAGATTGAGGTTGACTATTTGGTAGGCAAGGCACGGGACTTGGCGCAGTACTACACCGACAGGTTTATAACTTATATGAGCTACAACCAAGCCTCATTCCCCGAATACAATAGCAACAACAACGCTGACGTTTACCCCGATACTGACTCTAACTTTTCATCTTGGGTACTTTAGATATGAAGAAACAGACGTACACTCCGAAGCGTAGCAACATTGTGAAGTTAAAGAGTTATTTAGACAATGGGAGTTCAAGGCGATTGGGGACAAGGAGCAGCAAACAATGACATCTATTGGGGTCAAGCAGCAGCGACAAACGATATCTCTTGGGGTATGGTTCAGCCATTGTCTTATGGTCATCCTACTACAAACTTATACGGCAACAACGAGCAAGGTGCTTGGCAGTTGATAGAAGAAATTTGGAATACTTGGTCAACAACTTGGAATAATTAGAAATGGGAACAACACTTACGGGGACAACCCCACAGGACACATACGATAGCCTTATTAAGGTTACGGACAATGGGCCATTAAGCGCAACGGGTAAATACCTATCTGATGGCTTGGGTAATGATTCGGCTCTTGCTTTGTCAACTACAAAGGTGGGTATCAATACAAGTAGCCCCGAGGCCAATCTTCACATTAGTGGCGATGCTGCCAATCGTGCAGTTTTGCGTTTGGCTTCTACGGCTGCAAACCGCTTGGCTGCGGTCACCTTTTATGGTAACAATGTTGAGAGCGCGGTAATTGGTTACGAAGGCGGTTCTGAAATTATTAGCGGAGGCGTTCAAGGTGATTTAGTTATTCGCAACGTCTTGGCGGGTAAGGATATTATTCTTGACACCAACGCAGGCAACGTAGGCATCGGCATTTCTGCTCCTACGGCTAAATTGCATTCGCTTTCTGCTTCTTCTGACTATGCAATTACTGCGGAGAACACTTTAGTAGGTCAGCAGAACTTTCTTTTGTTTCGTGCAGGTGCAAACATTGGAGATATCAACCGACCAAGCGGAACTAATGATGTTAGACTAAATGCCAACTTCGGTTCGTTTGTTTTTGGAACTGACTCCGCAGGAAGCCCCGCAGAGCGTTTCCGTATCACTAACAACGGAGTAACCTTCAACGGGGACACCGCAGCAGCCAACGCCCTTGATGACTACGAAGAAGGCACTTGGACACCCGTTCTTCGTGGTTCTTCAACTGCGGGAACTTATGAGCTTTCAACTGCAAGTGGAAATTACACTAAAATTGGTCGTCAAGTATCGGTTAATTGTAGAATCACATTAGCAGCAAGTATAACGGGTGGCGGGAGTGGCTATGCTCAAATCACGGGATTGCCATTTAATAATGGTTCAGTAAGTATCGGATGCTTAAGGTTTGCGGGTGTTGATTTTGTGGGAAATTTTGTTAATGTTAGCTTTATAGCTGCAAGCGGTGTATCTATTGTATATTTTCCTGAAAGCGTGGACAATGCACCTACTAATGATTTGGATATATCGGGTTTTGTAGCATCTGACACCGTTGATTTTTCCATCACCTACTTCGTATAACAACTAAAACTAAACAAAATGATTGAAGAAGTAATCTACATCAGCGAATTCAACGTCAAACTTGACGGAACTATCGCAGTCCGCAAAACCACAGACGTTACTAAAGACGGAGCCGTAATCGCTTCATCTTATTGGCGCGTGGTGCTTGCAGTTAACGACCCTGCTGCCGATGAGGTATTGGGAGTTGATGGCTACTACCGCACCCTTGCCAACGATGCTTGGGCAATGATTCCAACGCCCGTAGTGGTTGAGGAAGCAGCAGCCGAGTAAATGGAACACCTACAACAACGGCTTGATGCATTAAAGCAGCAAGAGGCGAATCTACTAATGCAATTAGATGAGGTTCGGGTCTTGGTATCTGCCTACGAGAACACCCTTAACAAAGATGACAAAGGAGTCGGCTGATAGCGTTATCACGTCTTGGTCTTTAACGGGAGCAGGACTTCTCGTAAGCTACGCCCATCAAGCGTTGGGTTTAGCCGTACTTGTAACCTCACTTGCGTACACTCTTTGGAAGTGGCGAAGGGACTACAAGAAG